CCTACCCCCCCTCTTTTAATCCGTTAAAAAAGCGTCTGAAAAACGGAAAAACTTTTTAAGTGCAAAAGAGTTGGTCAGAATTTCAGCCACCCCCTGAATCCGTTGGAAATGCGCCCGAAAAACGAAAAAACTTTTTAAACGTAAAAGAGTTGCAAGAATTTCACACCCCCTATCAAATAAATTTATTTTTGCCCAAACTTTCAAAAAACGATGCAAAAGGAATTAGTTCCCACAGCCCAGCAACCACGCGGCCTGTAGAGGAGGTGTTTTGATTTTCATTTTTTAAGGTGCGCGAAAACGCTCTGAAATAATTAGTTAAATATTTGACGGTGTTTTCAGGCTGTCAGAAATTTATAAAATTTTACGCGCCCGAAAAGCGGGTCAAAAAAACAAGTTACAAGTTTGACGGTGTTTTAGCCTGTTCAAAAATTTATAAACTTTTGAGGTGACGTTTAGGGCTTCAAATCTTTTACGAGAAATACGTCCCCATCTGAGTTTTCAATCAAGGTGAAGGTATCGCCATCAACCCAGCCATGCCTTTTGGTTAAGTCTGACAGCTTAATGTCATTCTGATTACTGCTATCCCCTAGATGAATGCCGCTTTCATGCATTCTAAAGTTGTATCCAACGTATAACATATCATTTCCTTTTGTTGTTTGCCCCCGAAGGGGCTTGGTTGTGATTAACCGCCTTGGCCGTTAGTACCCATAAGGATAAGGGCGTGTTTAAGAGCTTCAAAGCGAGACTTTTGCATTATGGCTACTTGGGATGGGTTGCTGGTGAGCTTGCCGCTGTAGTAATCATTTAAGACTTCATCTTGCTCAATGGTAGATAACCCAAAGCCCACATTATGCCGCGAAAGGTAAAACTGCTGATCTGCTACTGGATTATTAAAATTAATAGTTGGTTTTGACATATTTGGCACCTTTTAGTTGTTGTTTAAATTAAAGTAATAAGAGAAGTTAGTAAACCAATAAGAGTAACGGCTAAAGCGATGTACTCTTCTTTTTGAATGTTGCCCTTAGTGCGGGTGTTTTGGTAAGCGGGGTAGTAGTTCATTATCTTGCACCTTTTATTTGTTTTCTCTTTATACGTTTAGTATAGCATACAAGTTTACCATTGCAAACATTATTCGCACGTTTTGGGCTAAACCCTTTTCGTGCTTTCGGGGGTGTCCTTAAAAAAGAGTTGTGATACCATATGTCTGAATGTAAAGTGTCTCAGTGCAGATGCCTGATTCCATAAGCGGTCAAATGATTGCAAACCAATAACCTAACGGAACAGTGTATGGATAACGCGATTAGAGAAGACCTTGAACCTTTTGATCTTGAGGCTTGCATTACAGCCCTTAGCGATTCCATAAAGGACAGTGATACTCCTAATGAGATTGCGACTGATGATCTAAGCTCTGACGAAGAACAGTTAGAGGATGATGTTGAAAAGGCATCTGAGCAGTTCCTTGACATAAAAGCAGAGATAAACGCGGTTGATGAAGAGGATGAGGAGTACGGTGTCTTTGAGGGATACGGCTCAATCTTCAACAACACTGACCTAGGTAATGACGTTATTGTTAATGGCGCATTCACCAAAAGCATAAAGAAAACTGGCGCTAAGGGCGTTAAATTACTCTATCAACATAAGACGGATATGCCTATTGGCGTATATGAGTCTATTGAAGAAGATGAAAAAGGACTAAAGGTTCGCGGTAGGTTGGCTATGAAAACCCAAGCTGGTCGTGAAACTTACGAGCTAATGAAAATGGGCGCTCTTGATGGCCTATCTATTGGTTTTAGAACAAGCCCTAAAGGGCAATCATATGATCCCAAGACGAGAGTTAGAAAGATCAGTGAAGTAGAATTGATGGAAATCTCTGTTGTTACTTTCCCGATGAATCCTAAGGCTAAGGTTCAGAAGGTTAAGGGACAGGAGCTTTCAATCAGGGAATGGGAGAACGGACTGCGCGATGCTTTTTCTCTATCTCGTTCAGAAGCAAAGATGGCGGCAAAGGCAGTACAGGATGCTTTCACTCAGCGCGATGCTGAGGAAAAAGTAAACCCTGATGTAGAGTCCATTAAAAACCTAACCCAAAAACTCAAAACCCTATTAGGAGAAATCCAATGAGTGAAGATGTTAAAACGCTAGTATCTGACATGGGAACAGCTTTTGAAGAATTTAAAAAAAGCTATGACCAGAAGTTAGAGAACGTAGAAAAAGGCATTAATGACACCGCTCTTGACGCAAAGATTGCTGGTATTGAAGCAAAGCTAGACCAGTATGAAGATGTCAATCAGCGAATTGTTGCAAGCCAAAAAACCCAAGAGAGCATTAAAGACCAAATGGATCGCATGGAAACAGTTATGCGTCGTCCTACTTCTGGCTTTACTGCAAAACAAATTGATGAAGGCTCAAAGGCTTTTGACAACTATTGCCGCAAGGGAATGGATGGCATTACTCCTGATGAGAAGAAAGCTCTTACAGTTTCTAATGATACTACTGGCGGCTACTTAGCTCCCCCAGAGTACATCCGTGAGTTAATTAAGACTATCACTGAAATCTCTCCAATTCGTTCTATCTCAAGAGTTCGTAACACTGGACAGCGTTCTATTCAAATTCCTAAGCGTACTGGCACTTTTGCCGCGCAGTGGGTATCTGAGTCAGGCACTCGTTCAGAGACTAATGGATGGCAGGTTGGCCTAGAAGAGATTCCAGCGCATGAGATGTATGCACTGGTTGATATTTCTGAGCAAGACCTTGAAGATACAGTGTTCAATCTTGAAGCAGAAATGCAGTCTGAGTTTTCTGAGCAGTTTGCTAAAGCAGAAGGTACGGCTTTCGTATCTGGTAACGCTGTAGGCAAGCCCGAAGGAATCTTAACCAACGCTGATGTTGCTGAGACTAACTCTGGAGCGGCCGCTGTACTAACCGCTGATGGCCTTATCGCTTTGGTTCACTCCATTAAGGGTGACTACAGCCGTAACGGTACTTTCGTCTTTAACCGTAACACTCTAGCTGATATTCGGAAGCTAAAAGATGCGGCTGGTCAATATGTGTTCCAAGCAGGTATGTCACTTGCTGGAAATATGTCAGCTACTATCTTAGGCCATCCTTATGTTGAAGCTACTGACATGCCAGCCGTAGGCGCAGGTAACTATCCTGTTGCATTCGGTGACTTCCGTCGCGGCTACATGGTTGTTGACCGTGTTGCTATGGCTGTCCTCCGCGATCCGTTCACCCAAGCTCAAACAGGTAATATTCGTTATATTGCTCGTCGAAGAGTTGGTGGACAGGTTATTCTTCCAGAAGCAATCGTCAAGCAGAAGGTTTCTGCGTAACTAGGAGATAGATCATGAGAGATTTAGGCAACAACTTAACAGTCATTCAGAGCCTTGCTCCAGTAGTAGCCAGCGGTAACGGCACGACTACTAATAGCACTGGTGTTGATCTTCAAGGTTTTGAGGGAGCAATGGTTTCTGTTGCTTCTGGTGTTGAAGGTGATACTTTGGCGGCTAACCTGAAGTATGACTTTAAACTTCAGCACAGTGATGACAATTCAACTTTCACTGACTGCGTACAGAGCGAAGTAACCGACTCATCTATTGCGAGCGGAATCTTCTTAACTCTTGATGCGAACGCTGAGACTCCGCAATCTAGCGGTATTGGTTATATCGGTGGCAAGCAGTACATCCGCGTTAGCGTTGTAAGAACAGGGAACCACGCAACTGGTACTCCTTTGTCTATCAACGTAGTTAAAGGTCATCCGCATCATGCTGGTGGCGCAAGTACTTATAGCCTTGCGTAAAATGTAACGAGAACGAGAGGGTAGAGTTCCCCCTAGCTACCCTCTCAATCTTTAAAGGTATTTATTATGAGCAAACAATATAAGATGGTTATTCCCAAGGCTGGAATGGCAGAAGAGTCAGGCGGTATTAAACTGTACGAACTTGGGTCTGTTGTGACTGCTGATGCAAAATGGAAAGAAGATTTAATGTTAGCTTTTCTTGAGAATGGATGGGCTATGGAAATAAAGGTTCAAGATACTTCCAATCTGGAAAGGGCTAGAGATAACAAAGGCCACTTTGCCCCTGACGATTTATCCACCCCTGAGGTGAATGAGGCGTATGTAGAGAAGAAGGTTGTACCTAAGAAGAAAAAAGCCGCGCCTAAAAAGAAGGTTGCACCTAAGAAGTAACTTTTCCGCAATGGGATGGAATATCAATGGCAACTATATTTCTTGTCAATGGGGATAATAAGCCTCAAGTGCAAGTTGACTTAACTAGGGCTGACACTAATGCGGTAGTTAATTGTGTCGGGGCTACCTGCACTCTAAAAGTTAGAGCTAGAGGCGAGTCCGCAACAAAATTTACGGTTACAGCT